AATAGTGCAGTATTTGGAGAAGTTGACAAGTTACAATCAGTTTCATCTAGATTAATTATGGGTAGAGCCATCAGATGTGGTACAGGATTTCCAGAAATTATTATTGATACTGAACTATTAGAAAATACTGAATATAATGAACTCGAATTAACAACTATGATTAAGAATAGTATTGATACATTAAAACTTGATGAGAACTCATTAATTAATGATATTATTGAAAGAACAATGAAGGAAGGAGAGGGGAATACGTTTATGATTTAGTCATCTAAAAGAAGATTAAATCATAAGCATATTACGAAGTAAATACGTTTATGATTTTGAAACAAAATTTTATTTATAATTAGTTTATAATTACAAATAAATTTATCTTATATTTTATGTTTGGAAAGTATAATTTAAATGATATAGTTATACTTAATGACAATTTAAGAAAATTTTTAAAAATGCGTAATAATGAGATTAAAATGAATGTATTATTAAATTATGTATTATGTAATTATTGTGAAAGAAACAAATTACCATTGAATGAAAGTAATTTTATAATTTATGCAAATTTCTGTAAATTTTTAAAGAAGAATAATTTTTATATCGGAGATGATTATTCTGTAGATGCTATTAAACTTATACTTGAAAGATTTGTAACTAAGAAGGTAATTTATATTAAGATTTAATATTCTGAAGTCTTCTAAAAAATTGATTGTTTATTTATATATATTTAATTGTAATTTAATATATAAAACATAAGACATAAACGAATGAATCGTCGAGTAATTACATTATATTTTGTTCGACATGGACAAGCATTACATAATATTGCAGCTGAATTGTTTGGAGATTATGCATATTTTGATTCAATTTATAGGGATGCTGAATTAACAGAAAAAGGTATAGCACAAGCAAAAGGACTCCAATTATTTTTTAAACGTAATCCGCCAGATTTAATATATAGTTCATCATTACGTAGATGTTTACAAACTTTAGATAATTCATTAATTAATATTAATAGTTCACTTGATATTATTGTAGATGATCGTTTAATTGAAAGATGTGGACAACATCCATGTAATAAAAGATCAGATAAACAAGAATTACATACTTTTATAAACAAACCAATTAATATTGAAAATGTAAGTGAAACTATACCATGGTTTGATAAAAGAGAGACAAATGAAGAAATAATACATCGTGGTAGAGAATGGTATTATAATATGTTAAATTTAGTTCGTGAAAATATTAATATAAATAGAATTGTTATATATACACATTACGAATTTTTAGATACAATGCTTAATAATTCAGCATTACCTTTTTCAAGTAAAGAAAATGGTATGCCATTCAATAATTGTGAAATTAGAGAAATTAAAATAGATCTTTAATTTATAGACCTCATACATTATAAATATGAAATACAAAGTTAGTTTAGATCTATATAATAAATTATATCAAAAATATAATTTAGGTACTATAAAAAGCAAATTAGATGAAACAGATATAACAGATATATTAAATCTTCAAAGAGTACAATTAAATTATACTATAAAATGTAAACAAAAGATTAGACCTGAAAATGATGAACATATTGTTTGCTTATCAGATGAATTTTATAATTTTATGAAGAAAAATGATCATAATATTAATAAAATAATAAGTTACAATAAATTGTACCGTATAATTAATAATATAACAAATAATTATAATTTTTATTCATTTACAAATAATTTTTATATAAAAATAAATAAATATAATATGATATATTATAAGTTTAAACAAATGATAAATGCTAATTATATACGTAAAAGAGTATTAATTGTAAATTTTATTAGCGAATATACATATGATAATCAAAGAGATGATATTAGAATCTATATATGAATCAATAGTTCTTCTTAAAAAATTGATATTAATTCATATTATTATTATATTATTTAAAATATATATAATATTACATTATGACAGAAATCTTACAATTATCCGAATATAATAAACTATCATCTAAATATGAATTTAGTAAAATTGCGTGTATTCAAAATAGTGAATTTCAAGATATCGATACTCTTATTAAAAATATTAATGCATTGGGTAATAATTCAAATCTACGAAATAATATCAATAAGAAATATGATGCTACAAAACATATGATCTATCTATCACCAAGATTATTAAGTTTTTGTCGAACAAATAATCAATCACAATATTTTGTAAATATACATGAAGAAATGAATTCTTCTATACTTCAGAATATTTTAAGTAGAGTATATGAATATTTGTTTAATAAAATTAAAAATACTGATGAAGAAATCTATAATGAAATAAAATCAATTGCTTCATCAAATAGATATATAAAAAGAGATAAAACTAAAGAATTTATAAATAAGTGGACTACTAAAACTAAAACAATTAAAATTGGCTTATAATCTATAAGATTATAAAAATTGATATTATATTATCATACTATTATTTTATTATACGATATATTAAAATAAATGGTAGTAATTAGTATCGAAGGAAATATTGGTGCAGGTAAAAGCACACTATTAAATAAATTAAAAAAACTTGAACCAAATTTAAATTATGTTCCAGAGCCCGTTGATAAATGGTTAGAAATAACAGATTCTAATGGTGATAATATTCTTAAATTATTTTACAGTGATACCAAGCGTTGGTCATATACATTTCAAAATTTTGCATTTATTACAAGAAATACCATGATGAGAGATTGCATTAAGAATAAAACAGATTCAGATATCTTTATTACCGAAAGAAGTATCTTTACAGATAAAAATATTTTTGCAAAAATGTTATACGACGATAAACAGATGACAGAATTAGAATTTACAATTTATAATTATTGGTTTGAACAAAGTACAACTAAAGAAAGTAATGTTGATGCATTCATATATCTTACAACTGATGTAGAACTAAGTGATCAAAGAATCAAAATCCGTAATAGAGAAGGTGAAAATATTGATAAATCATATCTTAATAGATTAGATGAGTATCATAAGAAATGGTTAACTAATATTGATGATAAACCTGTATTACTTTTTAATACAGAAAAAGATGATATTAATAAAATAATTAATTTTATAAAAAATATTTCTTAATTTATATGGAACAAAAATATCTAAAATACAAAACTAAGTATTTAGATTTAAAAGCAAGCCTTACAACTGATGAAAAAGGTGAAGAAAATGTTGGGAAAATAAATAATTTAATGATTGAAGGAATGATTGAAGGAATGAACGAAGGACTACACGAAGGAATAAAAGGTGGAATGAGAGGTGGAATGAATAATAAGATGATTGGTGGAACAAATGGTAGACTTTTACCTTATCAATTATCATTAATGAATAATTCCTTAGCAAGTTTAGCCAAAGATCAATCAATAATTAATAAAAATCCATATATTTTTAATCATGAAATTAAAAGTAAATTACCTATCACAGAACAATATTCTTCTGGTCGTTGTTGGTTATTTGCAACATTAAATTTAGTAAGATCAATAGCATATAAAAATTGGGAATCAGAATTAAATATTAAAATTGATGATCTAGAATTTAGTCAATCTTATCTTTTTTTTTGGGATAAATATGAAAGATATCGTAGAAATTTATATTATTTTATAAAAATAAATAAAATGTCTAATAATTCTCAATATTTAGTTAAATTATTTTATGATCCATTAAGTGATGGTGGACAATGGGATATGGCAAAAGAAATTATAAAAAAATATGGAATTGTCCCAAAAGATGCAATGCCTGATACATTTCATGCAAAGTCAACTGGTGGAATGAATAAATTTTTAACAGACAGTTTAAAACAAGATTTTATGACTTTAAGTAAAGCAGATGAATCAACATATGAAAGACTAATTGAAAACATGATGAAAAAAGTTCATGAATTATTAGTAGGATTTTTAGGTGAATTACCTGTTGATTTTACCTTTACTTTCAAATCAAAAAATAAAGACAAGGACAATGATAAGGTAATTAGTTGGTCAAAGTTAACACCTCTAAAACTTTTAGAAAAAACAAAATTTGTTCCCGATGATTGGGTATCAATTATAAATGACCCTCGTTCAGAACATCCATTTAATAGATATTATCAAGTAGAATTTTTAGGAAATGTTATGGATCAACATGTAGGTTGGATTAATCTTGAGATAGATAGATTAAAACAATTAACACAAGAGTCAATTGATTCTGGACAACCAGTGTGGTTTGGATGTGATGTTAGTGCACATCATGATGGAGTTACAGGTATTCATCATCCAAATATTATTGATCTTAAGACTTTTATGAATTATGAGAATAATTTAAATAAAGCAGAAAAATTAAAAACATACACAGCATTACCAAATCATGCGATGGTAATTGTAGGTTACCATTCAGAAGAAGATAAAGAATCTGAAAGAATTGTAAGATGGAAAATTGAAAATAGTTGGGGTAAGAAAGCTGCAACGGATGGATATCTATTAATAACAGATGAATGGTTTGATCAATATGTATTTCAAATAGTAGTACATAAATCAAAATTAACAAAAGTTGAAAAAAATCTATTAACTACTTCACCATTAATAATACATCCATGGGATCCTCTTGGAACACTCGCCTAAAATTATTTAAGATTTGATAAATTTATTATTAAAAAATTGATTTAATTTATATTTATACCAAATGTCTCATACTATATATAATTATAGTATGACATCATTAGTTATTGCAAGTGCTTTACAAGTATTTTATTTTAATCATACTCCTTTGCCATTTCACTTATCTCTTATTAATAATCCAATTTCGAGTTTAACTAGAGTGCAAACGATTATTAATGATAATCCATATTTATTTAATCATGAAGTAGTAAATCCATTACCTATCACCGATCAAAAATCATCAGGTCGTTGTTGGTTATTTGCATCTTTAAATTTAGTAAGAGTCAATACATTTAAAAATTGGCAACCAGATTATGAAATAAATGATCTTGAATTTAGTCAAACATATAATTATTTTTGGGATAAATTTGAAAGATATCATCGGAGTCTAAGATATTTTATAAAAATTAATAAACTTCCTGAATCTACAAAATTTCTATATTTGCTAAAACTATATGCTGATCCTCTAGGAGATGGTGGACAATGGGATATGGCTCGTGAAATCATAAAAAAATATGGAGTTGTTCCAAAAAGTGTAATGCCTGACAGTTATCATTCAAAAGCATCTTCCGGTATGAATCGAATTTTAACAGCACAATTAAAACAAGATTTTATTTCATTAAATAAAATTAATGAAATGTATCACGAATATCTAATCAATTCAATGATGGACACAGTATATAAACTATTAATTGGTTTTCTTGGTAATCCACCAATTGTTTTTGATTATGTTTTTAAAAATAAAAATCAGATAATTAGTTGGGAGCATCTAACACCATTAGAACTTTTAAAAAGAACATATTTTAATCCTGACGAATGGATATCAATAATCCATGATCCTCGTAATGAAAATCCATATTATAGATACTATCAAATTGAATATCTTGGAAATGTAGCAGATCAACATGTTGGATGGATTAATTTACCAATGAGTAGATTAAAACAATTAACTAAAGAATCAATAGATTCAAATCAACCAGTTTGGTTTGGATGTGATGTTGGTGCACATTTTGATAAAGAAACTGGTATTCACGATATTAATATTTTTGATCTTAAAACATTTATGAATCATGAAATTACTCTAACTAAAGAGGAAAGACTAAATACATTTTTATCCTTACCTACACATGCAATGTTAATTGTTGGATATTATGAAACTGATGGTATTATAAAAAGATGGAAGATTGAAAATAGTTGGGGTAATACTGCAGGTACTAATGGATTTCAATTAATGACTGATGAATGGTTTGATGAATATGTATTTCAAATAGTTATACATAAATCAAAATTATATGATAATGAAAAACAATTACTAGAAACAGTTCCAACTGTAATTCCTCCATGGGATCCATTAGGAACGTTGGCATTCTGATTATTTTAAATGTTATATTTAATCTAAAAAATTGAGCTCTCTCTTCTAAGCTCACACTAATTCTTTTTTGAAACAATAAATTGTTTCAAAAAAAATTGATATTTTAATTTATTGTTAAAAAGTATTATAGAGTATAATATCCGTATAAATGTCAACTATTTCCTATAAATCATTTAATCTCGCAAATCTAAAACTAGCAGCCCCGGAAGAAAATAAGCAGAACCCAGACATGACCAAGAATATGCTTCTATCTCTTCCTCGCTATCTCAAAGATGGAAAAGATGTACTACCCCAAATTCAAGGTCCCTGGATGAATCTATCAACCTATGGTATTCCGGGTAAGATGGATCGTGCTGGTAAACTTCTAGTAAATGCTGCAGGAAATCCTCTAAATGATCGTGAACTTGGTAGACTCAAGATTCCATTCAATCTTGAAGATGAAGATTCAAAGAAATTTTATGAACTCATGACTGCTCTCGATCAAAAGGTTGAAGATGAACGTGAACAAATCTGGGGTGATAAGAAAAAGGCGAACGTCTACAAATATGTTCCTCTTGTTCGTACTCCTGCAGAAAATCCTGATGCACCAGAAGATGCACCAGTAAAGCCTGACTATATTACAGTCAAATTTGATTTTGATTACAAAGATGGTAAAATGAAAACTGCAGTATATGTAAATACTGATGGTGATCGTGTACTTGTTGACACACCAACTCTCGATGATGCTAAAAAACATATTCGTTACAAGTGTGACTACCGCCCAGTCTTTTCTCTCTGCAAGCTTTATGCAAGCAAAGCAGCAGATACCGACGGTAAACGCAAATTTGGTTTTGGTCTAAAGCTAAAGCACATCGAAGTAAAACCATCTCAAGTATCTGCACAAGATGAACAAGACAATGCATTCGTCGATGAAGATGATGAAGATGAAGTTGTTGAACGTCGTGCACTTGTAAAAGCTCCAGCAAAAGCTGCTCCGGTAAAAGCTGCACCAGTACAAGAAGCTGAAGAAGAAGAGGAAGAAGCTGAAGAAGAAGAAGAAAAGCCTGCACCTAAAAAGGCAGCACCTAAAGCTGCACCCAAGGCTGCTGTAAAAGCTGCACCAGTAGAAGAAGCTGCTGAAGAAGAAGAAGAAGATAAGCCAGCACCTAAAGCCAGACGCGCCCGCGCTGCTCGTACAGCAACTTAATTGTAATCTATATAACACTATATAGATGCTTATTTATTTATAAAAAATTGATAATTTGATATTTTGTATATAAATTAATAGTATAATATAAATAAATATGCCAACAGTTAAATATACCGATGTCGATCTAGCAAATCTAACATTTACTACTCCCGAAGAAAATAAGATGATTCCAAGTATGACTAAGAATCAACTTCTTTCTATCCCAGGTCTTGCCGTAAATGGCAAATCTGAGATGCCAACTATCCAAGGTCCATGGATGACTCTTGATAATTATGGTATCACCAGCAAGCTTGATAAAATGGGTAAGCCTCGTTTGAATCAAGCAGGTGTACCACTATCTGATCGTGAACGTGGTAAGCTTAAGATTCCTCTTGCAGAAGATTCATTTCGTGATCTACTCATAGACATTGATACAAAGTGTGAAGCTGAACGTGAACAAATTTTTGGTGACAAGAAAAAGGCTGGTGTTCACAAATACCAACCAATTGTTCGCCAAGCTGCTGAAAATCCTGATGCTCCTGAAGATGCACCCGAACGCCCAGATTATTGCGTAGTTAAACTCGATTTTGATTACAAGACTGGTGCTCTAAAGACTGGTCTATACATAAACGATGGTGGAAAGAGAACTGAAGTTGAAGCACTAACTCTTGATGATTTCCAAAAGCACGTTCGCTATATGTGTGAATTCCGCCCGGTCTTCAAGATTTGCAAACTATTCGCTGCTCGATCTGCAAATCAAGATGGTAAACGTTCCTATGGCCTTGGTCTAAAGCTTTCTCTTATTGAAGTAAAGCCTATGAAGGCAACTTCTAATGAATCTGAAACTTTCTTTGTTGATACGGATGATGAAGGTGAAGAAAAAGAAATGAAAGATCTTGTAGAA